GTATATATCTTATTATCCCTTACCCAAGCCATTGCTTCCGCCACCGTGTTTTCAGTGGTTGGCATCCTATATCCCTTAGAGTTATGAGCAATTATTCTAATAAACACAATGTTTACATTTGGATTTGCAAGGGCTGCTATGGAAGCCATTTGAGTTCCATGCGAAAAGCCATTACGAGAAATGATATCGTATGGCAGAACCGCAGATCCAGCTCCCTCCATATAATAGTCACCGTTAGGGCACGAAGGCCAGTCTAATATACAAACCTCTTGGATCACCCTTCCTTGAAAGATTGGCAATGAGGTATCAATGGCTGTATCAATAATTGCTATGGATGGTTTAGACTCTTCAGCATTTGCTGGCAGAATGCCAAGCATGGCTAAGGTAACTGCAAAAATTATTCTTTTTGTCATGTATTGATAATACTAAATAAATCTCAATACGTCAATGACTAATCTTTTTTCTTATTAGGAGAGTACCATTTCCCAGCGTCCATCGATGCTGGTATATTTAATTTATTTGATTCTAAGATTGCTTCTAAAGTAATTTTAAGATATTCCAATTCAAATTGTTGTCTTAATACTTCCATTTCAAGCACTCTGATTCTATCTGATTTTCTCAATTTTCCATTCCTTCTATATCCACTGGTGTAGGCGCTGTTGCAAGGCTTCCGCAGTTAGCGCATTCCATATCTAAAAAATAAGTTGCAATTTGATATTCTGAAAAGATTACTTTTACATTCCATATGTTACATCCGCATACACATTCATGCGTTGGAGTTCCACGAAGATCCATAGCGTTATTATAATTAAGTGGCCTTAAATCTTTAATGTCCAACTCTTCATCCTCATCATCAAACTCTACATCATTTCCCGAAACTACGAGAATTCTGTTCTTTTCTAGCAGGTCTCTCGCCATCCCTAGCGTAATCAAACCAAATAGTAGGGCTGAAAGACGTGAGAGCCATTTCATAAATCTATTATACTCTAGACTTCAATAATTGTAAAGGGAGGTCTTACCGCCATATTAAACTTAGCTGCTGCTTCTAAAGCCATGCGTACACGCTTACGTGGAGTCTTAACTAATGCTGTAGAAAACAAAGACCCCAAAGCTAACTCTTGCCCAGCACCTTCTGCCATGTAAGGAACATCAACTTCTGCAACATGAAAATCGCTATCCATTGTAAAGATTCTTCCAGAACCTTGAACTGCAATTATAAAGATACCGCCTTGATCTCCATCTTCAGTTCCTGAACTAAAGTTTCCATATCCGTATTCTTTAAATGCATCTTTAACAGATTCAACAAATTTTGTTTTAATAAACTTATCTAAATTTCTAAATCCAGCAGTTGGTTTATAAACAGGTGGGGTCCAATAGTATTGAAGTATTTGCCCCATCCTAAAACTATCAACAAAGCCTATACCAAACTGTCCAACCTTAAAAACTTTTGGATCTGTACGTTGAAAGATTAAACCAGATTTGTCATCAGATGCAGCGGCATCACCGCCAAGCAGGACTTTATTATCATTGATAAGGGCTACGATACAGGTCATATATCCTAGTATACTATTTTTAAAATTCCTAGTCCAGTTCCTCGTGCATTTCAATAATATTAAGCTGGACCAGGGCATTTTCTAATTCGGATTTAACCTGAATTAATTCCTGAATTGAGGAGTAATATTTATCCTTCCATTCAGTTAATTCTTTTTCAAGCTGGTACATGGATATTTTAAGGTCTTTTATTTCTAATTTAAGATGATCTTGCTCACGCTCAGCCTGCCGCCTTTTTTCCTTTTTTACATCTTTTATTCCAGCAATAATTGCCGTTCCCATTCCAGAGAAAACGGCAGCCAATAAGGCAATTGTAATAGAGGTATAATCCATGATAATCTAATTATACCTTTAATTAAGTCTAAACTAATAGCTCCGAAGCTGAAATTTCATTGCCAATATAACGCTTTTTCAAAACAATCTCACGAACGTGTTCAGCGCCATTTGACCTTCCCGCCAAAATTACAACCCAGCGTGGCTCAAATTTTGAATTAATGCAGCTCTCGCACATCAATAAATTAATTGGCAATAATGTAGACTTTTTTACATCTAATTTTGCTTTAGTTTTATTGCACGAATAGCACAATATTTTTTCCATTAATCTGATTCCTCTACATGTGTAAAAACGATTTCATCAATAATTGAGAACTCGTCGTTTTCCATGAGTTCTTCGTACTCATGTCCATTTTTTGTAAATTTAACTGTTGAAGCAAATGCACCCATGCTCTCTACCGAACCATAGCATGCTTCTGAATGAATATAAACAATGTTGATAACTTCATAGTACTCTTTCACTAGGTTTGCCCTCCAGCTCGCATCTTACTCCATATGATTCGATCAGTTTTTTTACCTTGGTAACATAGTCAATTACCATTTCTTTGTTTCTTCCATCAAACTGTAAAAAATTATCTTCATATAATCTTAATGCTAAAAACTCTGGATACATAACCACGTCCATTAATAGTAAATGTGGCTTCTTAATTTCACGTACTTTTTTCTTCATTTCTTCAGTATAGAATACAGGCTTATTTGGTTCGCCAGTCCATTGATTAATGCCATACTTAAAATGTTCTTTTAGTCGGTCATTACTTTTATCAATATACATTTTTCTTTTTTAGCCTCTTCCATACTTCTTGACTTTTATGTAAATTTTTTGATTTATCTATAGATCCTGCGGTTAGAAAAACTCCACCCCATACTCCATATTCATCTTTTTCTAATCCTGCCTGATAACACATTGATATTACTGGGCAAGAAAGACACATCTCGTCAATATTCTTTGCAATATTTTGATCTGCTTCATACTTATCATAAAATAAATTAGTATCCATTTCCCTGCATATTGCAAGGTGATACCAATCAAAATCTTCTGGATCTACTCCAAGATCACTTAAAATGCTTGACATATTTTACGGGTAATTTCCATATCCCTTTATCATTAACGGAGATTCTTTCTGCCGTTCCCCAAGCGTTCTTTCTGAACATGCCCTTTATGTCTAAATATCCTGAACTATTTTTTTTCCAAATTATTAAATCGTAGTTATCCCAAAACGGATCTATATTTTTTGCCTTCTTTATGAAGACTTCTACACCCTTTTCAGTTAAATTTAACATGCTGTCCTTTAAACCATAAACCGCAGCATCCCACTAATATATATTATACAGGTTTTGCTGCGGCTATGTCAATAGCTATTTAAGAAAAGTTCCGTCCCATACGGACTTTTTTACACTTGAAGATGGAACACAGTTTGGAACCATGCGTCCACCCTTTTCTTTCATGCCAACCTGGGTATATCCTGACCAGCATTTTTGTAGTTCATTATCCCATTTGTCATCTTCTTCATCTTCTGAATCATAACGATTAGAATCTTCTGATTTTGCAACTGGCCAATTTACTTCATTCTTCATGGGATCTCCGACTGGGGCTGGATTCTCTGGAGTTTCCATTTCTTCCCCGCCTTCCTCCTCTTCTTTGTCTTCTTCTGGCATTTCAATCATGCCCTCAATGGCTTCCATTAAATGCTCAATTACCATTCCTAATTGTTCTTTTGTAATTTCTGGACGAAGAGCCTTTGTAATTTCTTCATCATCTGGAATTTCAATTACTGTATCAAATGGTTCTACTGCATCTTCTAACATATCTTTAATTTCATCAATGATGTCATCTTGTGTTAAAGACTTCTTCATATTCTTTTCACGCTCTACAATTTTACGAGACCAAGAGAAACCTGCATCTCCACCCCAGGCGTCCCACATGATTCGACCATTTGATGGATTTGAAGTATTGTAGAAGTCTTTACCCTTCTTATCTACTTCATGGCGTGAGAAAAAAGAATACATGCGTTTTACTGTAGATAGGCTTAGTGTTTCTCCACGTGCCAATTGTCCTGCACGAGTCCACCCTACTGCTGTACCAGCTCCTGTTGCCTTACCTTGTTCTTTCCAACGGATAGCTCTTTTAGCTGCTGATCTCATACCAGCGGTTGGTTTGTATCCTTCTTTAGCCATATTATTTCTCCTTTACGCTAATAACTTTTACAGACTTAACTTCATCATCAACGCCAAATATGTCATTGATATAATCTGCAGCATCTTCTTCGCTAAATGCTTGTACTTCTGCACTTACTTCAAGCTTGACACTATAGGTGTTCATTATTTACCGCAGGTTGGGCATACACCAGTAGACGATGCTACAGGCTTTGCTGCTCCTCCGACCTTAAATTTAGGACGACCAAATCCTACGATAGAAACCATTACTCCTGCTTTATTTTTCTTATAAGCACGAAGTTGTTTGCAACACTCTCCACCATTTCGCTGACTTCCCTTTTTATTTGAAGAAGTATTTCCTTCAATACACCATACGGTCCCATCTTCGTTATCTTCAATAACAATTCCGACATGAGAAATACGATCAACGCCATCTGAGGGGAAATCAAAATAGGCAATATCTCCTGGCTCAGGATCAGCGATATCTCCGTCAATCCAAGAGTTTGCCTTCTTGAATGCTGCTGCTCCTCCTGGTGTATATACTGTGTTTGGGATCTTGACTCCTGCTTCGTTTGCACACCAATTTACAAAACTTCCACACCAAGGTTGGAAATTAGCCTTGGTGTACGCTCCGTATTTTGTCTCGTTGTCTTTTGGTCCCTCAATATATCCTACTTGAGACTTGGCAACTTGGATTAAGCGAGCAGCACTACCTTTGGGTGCTTTCGCTGTTTCTGCTGGAACTGGAAAATCTGTCATTATTCTTTATCCCATTCTGCGTCTACTGGTTGTTCTGCTGGCATTGCGCCATCTGGTTTAGCAGCTAAACGTGCACGAACTGCATCCAGTTCTGCATCTACTTTCTTTTCTGCAATCTCTAATTCTGATTCAAGCTTTTTATCTGCTTGTGTATTCTTGGCATCCATCTCTTTGTTGTCGAGTTGTGCCTTCATAATATCTTTAGCACCACTTTGTCCAATCAATAGACCCGCCAAAGTTCCTGTGATAAATGTTGCAACAGAACCTAATACATTGAAGAACATCTTATCGTTTTCAGATTGTGCTCCAATTGGTTGTGAAACAAAAAGTAATCCATACAAAATTCCTACAGAAGTAAGAAATAAAATTGAACCAAGCGTGATACCTAGGATAAATTTTAATCTTGCGTCAAGATCTTGTGGTGTTAATCTTTCTTTAGCCATTATTTACCTTATTCTTTTCGTATTCAGCCCAGACTTCTTCTCCAACCATGTCTCTAGAACATGTTCCTGATGCATCACAAATTGGTGGATTGCACTCTGCATTTCCCCAATTGGCTGGATCTTGGCAAGGGTAGCGATAAGATCCCTGATATCCGCATGAGGTCAGGGTTACAATTAGCATTAAGCTTACCAATGAGGCTGTTAATTTTCTCATATGGCTATTATAGCATTTATTCGTCTTCTTTTCGAAGGGGTATTGTAACAAGCCAAATAACGGTGGCTACTATTGTTGCCAGCCCGACTACGTCTTGAGCGGTTCCAGTAAGGGTTAGCCAAGCAATAAAAAAGCCTAGAAGGGTCCAGACTTGGGCAATGCTCTCTTTGACTGCCTCCCATATCCAATTAAAGAAACCTTTAATTATTTTCATTATATCCTCCTAGTCATGGCTGCTGCCACAATATTTCCTGCAATAATTACAGGCACAATTACTTCCTGCGCTTTTTCTCTTTGGTCATCCGTCATATCAGATCCCCAATTTGAAATATCAAATAATTCTTCTAAATTAATATCTGTTATTGCTCCAATTGGATCTGCCAAAAATGCTTCTGTGGCTACCTCGGTTGTAGCATCTGCTAGTGTATATGGCATTGGAGCATCAGTATTCTCTTTAATTCTATCACCAAATTCTTGTAATGCTGTTGCTAAATTTTTATCAGTAGCTGCTAATGCTGCAACCTTTGCTATTTCTTCTGCTCTAATTCCAAGACCTTCTGCTACAGCCGCTTTTTGTTCTGGAGTTAATTTAGTTAATGTATCTTTACTTGTTAAATCTGCAATTAGGTTTGCCGTCTCTTCTGTGATAGTATTAGTTTGTGATGGTTCTTCAGAAGGTTCAACAGGAGCTGGCTCTGGTTCAGGAGTTGGCTCTTGATCTATATCCGATGGCAGAGGTGAAGGCTCTGGTGAAGGCTCAACAGTGGGCTCTGGCTCAGGGGTTGGATCTGGCGTCGGTTCATCTGTGGTTTCGGAATCTGGAGTTGGAGTGGGATCGTCTGGTTCAGTTTGGTCAGGCGATGGCTCAGGAGAAGGTTCAGGCGTAGGATCAACTGTTGCGTCTGGTGTTGGCTGCGGTTGATTTGCCATAGCAGCGGCTATTGCTGCAGCAACTCTTTGCTTTTCTTCAAATTGCCAAGTTTCATTATATAATTCCCAAGCATCATCTATTGCATTATTTAAATCAATAATAGATTGATCATAGGCTGATTGTGTATTATTTTTAGCAGTTAAGGCATTTTCTGTATTTGTTACTGCTGTATTATATGCAGTAGTCTTAGTTGTTAATGTTTGATTATATGTAGTTAATGTAGAATTTGCTGTATTGTATGTAGCAACTTTGGTATTGTAATTTGTTTGTGCCGACGCCTGTGCAGTTACTGCTGCATTGTATGCATCAATTTGTGCTTGTGTTGCACCTACACCATAAGAAAATGTATTTAGATTACAACTAAATCCTACACCCCAGCCTCCAGTATAATCACATCCTGCTCCTGTCCAGCCACCAGGAATTGCCCATCCAAGATGGTAGTAACCTGGACCTCCTCCGTTGTACCACCATATTTCTACGTCTAATGTTTTATCTTGGCTTACGTTATAAACTGGAGAATATTCACTCCATGATGATCCTTTTTCTACCCACTCATCAATTGCAAGTTGTCCGTTTACATACATTCTAAAGCCATCATCTGTATATCCAGCAAAGTAAGTGGTAGTCCAATAAGAAGGAACCGTAATCTTTCCAGTAAATTTAACTATAAAGTCTTCATAATAACCACATACTGGTGGCTGCATTGTGCTTGAATTCCACACTCCAGTACATATTACTGAATCTGGTATTGCTACGCCGTTCCATCCTCTTGCAAGATGGTAAATGGTGTACTGTAATCCTGAATTGCCAGCAGATTGAACAACAGATTGTGTGGTTTGAAGATTTATATTTGCTATATCTAAAGCATCTTGAGCATCGTTTTTATCTTCTAAAGCCGTAGCAACTGTTACCGTTTGTCCATCTACTGCTGATTGAGTTAAATTTTTTTCTTCTAATGCTGTTGCTTCTGCTGCTACCGCCGCATCATATGCAGCATATGCATTATCTCTAGCCTGTTTTGCGGCTACCGCATCATCATATTTATTTTCTGCTATATCTATAAGGGCTTGAGTTTCAGCCTCTTCTGTTAAATTGACAACCTTTTCATTGAGTTCTTGTATTTCTTGAGCGGCTAAGCTTAACGGATCATCACTATAAGCGGGTGTAAGAAACAGCCAACCAAAGCCTAAAATGGCGGCTAATGACAATCTCCATAATTTAGTCCTAGTCAACTAATAACTCCTTGTTACAAATCTTATAACAAGTTAATTATATCATTGAGTTACTTAGCGTTATCTGTTTTGTAAAAACCAGTACCTTTAAATTGAATACCAAATGTGCCGAACTGCTTAACCATTGCAGCGCCGCATTTGTCACAAAGTTCAGTCATTGTTGATTCGCTGATTGGCTTGTTAACTTCTTTAGTATGTTCACATATCACACACTTATAATCGTAGTTTGGCACATCTCTCCTTAAAATTTAATGAGCAGTTTAAACACATGCTCAGGTGTATCCCAAGGCGTAACTATTAGCCCGTGTCCACGAATGGCGGACAATGATATTATACCTTATTTAATTTTGATTGTCTTTGGCTTCTTATCTTCAGGGACAATTTTCTCAACTGTAACTGAAAGTAAACCATTTTTTAATTCAGCACCAGTGACTTCCATATACTCACCCAACGCAAATGTGCGGGTAAATTTACGTGCAGCAATTCCTTTATGAACTGCCTCACCAGTTTCTTCTGTAGCAACTTCTCCCTTAATTACAAGGGTTCCATTATCTACTGTTACATCTACATCCTTCTTGTCGAATCCTGCCAAAGCAAGATCAACACGGAAGATGTCATCTTCTACCTTTACAATATTGTAAGGTGGATATGACTGATGTGATGCTGTTGTATGTACTGAATTTAGGCGATCAACCATTCCGTTGAAGCCAATAAAAAAGGGATCCTTGAAAAGGTCCCATGTGTATGTTGTTACCATTTTATTCCTCCTTTAAGCGAATAAATTAATATGTGGGCCCCTAATGGCGACCCACATATATTATAGCAAATATTTATTTACTAGTAAATCTTCTTTTTCTTATCCTGCATTTTTTGTTCATCTGCAGTGGCCGCATAAAGAGCTCTTTGGTGTGCCTGTGCTCTACCCTTTGATGGGTGGCAACCCTTTAATTCACCCTTGTCATTTACAACAGCCCAGCCTTTGCATCCTGCTGCACCTTGTCTAATATCGTATGGCATTTTTTCTCCTAATCATTTGGCATTTCTGGCATCTCCATTGGAAGAATGCCCATCTCTTTTGCAATCTTATATCCTTCTGGACTAAGATTTATTGTTGCTTCTAAATTCTCATCATATTCAACCTGCATATGACCATCCATATACAACTCTAAAAGAGCTTTGTCTACATAATGCATATGTGCTTCCCATAATTCTGGTGCAGAATCTTTGGCAGATTCATTTATAGCAAATATGAACTCTCCGCTTTCATCAACTCCAGCAATTTCTACAGCACCAATCTCGATATATCGCTCTAGTCTTTCGCTACTCTCTTGGTCGTCCATAACTATATTATACCAATTCTATTTTGATTCCTATTATAGGTCCTAATACAATGGCAATTAGCACATACTATATCGCACTTAGCCATTTCTTCAAGCCCTTTTTCTCTGCTGATACGTGAATATATTTCACTTACGCTGCCAGACTTTTTAAATTCTGGTTTATGGTCAAACTGCAGCATGTAGTGTGGATACTTTTCTCCGCAATCTATACAGCCAGAATCTTCTTTGATCTTCCACACTTCTCTTCGCCTACGTGCTTTTCCAAGATTACTTCTTTTTAAAGTTTTTTGATGCTGACCATCTCCAAGGTAATAGGCTATAGTTCCTTTTGAGCAATTTAAATCAGCCTGAATTTGTCTGTAAGACTTACCTTCGGCTCGTAATTTAAGAATACTTTCTTTTAGTGTCATAGGATACTATTGTAATGTACCATCTTCGTTTTTGTCAATGGTAGACTCTACGAGTTGTTGTACATATTCAGAAAAATGTTTTCTAATATTTCCTGGTGGGCGTGATCCTGATGCTCTCCATATTCTTTTATATTCTATTACATTAGAGAATGTAGTAGGGCATAGCATTTTGCCATCATATTCTTTTAATACCGTAGGAAGTGGTACATGTTTACCACAACATTTACACTCTTTAGCTTTATCTTGATATATGCTCATACTATTTCCATTCCCTCTATAACCTCAGACAACTCCCTTGGCATTCTTGGAGCTCTGATAACATTTAACCTTGTAGTATCTTTTTCTTCTTCTCTGTCCCACCTCATAGGATCATATGTATGTATATCTATTTCTTGGTTATTTTCTGGTCTAGTTCTACTTATAGCATTATAAATAGAACCGCAAACCGCATCAGCCAAGTCTTTAGATCCTTTTCGTGGATGGTCAACTCTATCTCTCATTATTTTTAGTTGAAGTAATTCATCTATTAAAAGCGGAATATGTGGTCCAGATAATCTTTCTTCAAGCACCACCATTGCCATGTCATCATAATGTTTTTTAGCAACAGACAATGTTTCCGTATTAATTCCATATGCTTTTAGCTGCTGCATCATATCATGAGAGTTCCATCTATCAAATGTACAAACTCTAATTTTAAAACCAGCAGTACGTAAAGACAATATGTAATCTTTTACTTCTGTAAAATCAACTGACTTTTCTGCAGTTGGCGTCCAATATCTAACTGCATCAACCTCTACTATTGGAGCTGGTTGAGAATAAGTATCAGTTACCTTTATATTGACCCACTTCTGTACGTGTGCCATGGCAACAGCACAATGGTCATGTTTTTGTGCTAAGTCTACGTGCAAGAAATACTCTTTGTCTGGATCTGGTGCAAACCATGGCTCAAGCCTTCCAAAAGAATCTACAGCTAGGGCCATATTGCTAAATGACTTTTCTATCTTTTCACGAGATTTAAAGAAGGCATCTATTGCTTCTGGTGGCATACATGCAAAACGACTAAGTGCATCTGGCATATTTTTATAAAACTCAATTTTAAAATCTTCAATTTTCTTTGTCGGATTTACATCCCATGTTGGCCTCTTAAGAGCAAATACCTTTGGAATGTTATAAGATACGATATGGTCTTCTTCCCACTCAACAAGAATTTCATTTCCCTGTGTTCCATCTGGCAGATCCTCATCCATTTTTAGAATTTTGCTCTTTACAATAGTTTCTTTTTCTGCAACTACAGAGTCATAAAACTTTTGAATAGGATCATTTTTAAAGCGTGGAAACGATAGCAAAATAATCTTTCCGTAATCTGGAAAACGGGATATAACAGATCCACGATACATATCATAAATAGCATCAGCAGTTTTAGCTTGGTCGTGCCCTGTTGTATTTTC